TGTGTATATTAAACATTTTTCTTTCCTTTCTGTTGTTTTAACGGCTTTTCTAAAAATGCATATAAGTACCGTAACCTGTCTATGCAATCTTGTAATCTGGTGCTGGCCTCTCTGTCACATAACAAGGTCGGCTGTAAGTAGTTAAGCATGGTTGTTACCCACCTAACCTCATTTAGTGCCTTGTTTATCCTAGCTTTCGATATGTCCATCTTCACTGCCCTTTTTGTATGCCCATTTGGTCGAGGTGTAGTTGTGTTGAGGATACATGTATTTGTCTGTGCAACCTTTGGTAATGCATAATACCTTCTCGGCATTAAAGATTACCTCTCCGTTGTTTATGTATTTAACCCCGCTCTGCAATAAAGAGTTAATCACATTAAACCTTGCATCCCTTTGCGATTCAGTGTCGTAGGTCTCTGCCAGTGTCGTATCTTCAAAGTGCCATAGTACACTGTATTGAAACCAATCATTTTTGCTTGCCATTTAATAACTCCTCCAGCTCTTTTAACTTCGGGTCTGCTATGTCTGCTAAGTATTGGCCAAGATGTGATAATGCCGCCTTTACTTGAAATGGTGTGGCCCTGTCATCCGGCACACTCTGTAATGCCTCTAAACAACATTCAACCAATGTAATTAACTTCCCACACATATATGCATCCATGTCTTCCAAGTAATGCGATGGACACCTCTCTGCTATGCTGTGTAGTATCATGTCACCCGCTATGCTCGGGTCTGATTGCCGAGATATTGAACCAAAGTATTCTAATAACTCGTAGTGTCTTAAATCTCTATCTTTTGGTGTTCTTGGCGCCATTCTTACCTCCTTTATTGACAAGACGTACTATACCACATTTTTAATTAAATGTCAAGTATTATTTTTTAATAATCCTTCTTTTTCGTACTGCTCGATTATCTCCTGTTCTTTGTCGTAGTCATGTTGGGTGATGTAACCTTCTGGATTATAGAACGTAGGAGCAGAATTTCCGGGAAAACCGTAGAGGTCTATACTCTTGGCTCCAAAGTACAAACAGATGTCGATGGCCATAAAGCCTGTACTTGGTTGTTTACCAAGCATAGCTTTGAGTTTCATTCTGTCTGGTGTGTTAATTGTCACATTGGCGTGGTTATAATAATGTTTACTTCTGTTTGCCACAAACCTTGCGTGGTATGATTCAAGTTCATAAAAAGAGAGGTTGCACGCAAGGATAAGCAGGTCTGTTCTTTTTCCTTGGCATTCTGGTTTAGCATAGAACCCCTTATTAAACCGTATGATGAAGTCGTGGTCGTCTATCTCTTTTCCCCACTTCTTATCAAAGATTGTTTTGCCATTACCTACTATTGCTACTCGAGCCCCTTTGATATGTTTTCCTATTTGTGTGAGCTCTCGGTATTTAATTTCCATTTTTTTGTTCTCCTATGTTGTTTTTCTCCACATTTAACTGTAAGCGCATTTTCTAATGTCCATCCTCTTCGTAATCTTTTTGTTATAGCAACGGGGTGAGAAAAACCAAGCTGTTTAGCCCAGTCGCTTATACACATTGTTTTTCCGTTAAGTGTCAGATTATTATTTCTTCTAGTATTTCTTGCTTGTTCTCTTTGAGATACAAATCTACAGTTTTCTGGACAATAATCTCCATCGTTATCTATTCTGTCAATACTAAGACCTTTTTTATATCCATTAGATAAAGCCCAATTAAAAAACGCAGATTTACTGTTTTTCCACTCTTCACAAACTTTTATTCCTCTAGCTCCGTAAAGATTATATCTGTGGTCTTTTGGGTTTGTTGTTCTTCCAATCATGGATTTTCTAACCCCATAAAGAGGATGGTTTGACATTCCATGATGTTCTTGAATTACTGTCATTTTATACTCCTATAAAACACTCATTTGTAAGATGTGGCAGGACTGTGAGTTGCAGCCTTTTTGGGTAGCTTTCCCTAGCCACGAATAAAGTATAGCACATTCTTTCCAGTTTGTCAAAAATGGTGTTGTTCGTAGTATTTTATCATGCCATCTTTATCTTTGCCTGGAAAATGAAGAATAACAACATCTTCGTATTTTATTGGATTGTCGTATTTTCTTTCATAACAGTAATTATATTTTTGTGGCAAAAAAGTAAGGCTCCCTCCTAAAAGGGTGTTTATAATCGTTTCGTCATGCTGGTACCCAGTTATCAGGTTTGGAATTGTTTTTTCAATTTGAAAACACTTTGTTGTAAAATCTATATCCCTCAGGTTTTGAAGATTCATAACCATCATTCCACTAAGTCCATATTTCTCTAATCCAAGCTCCTTTGCCTGCTTTTTCCCGTAATTATGGCTTTCGCATAGACCAATGTAGTTTACATATTTGTTCCATAAAAAATCAAGCGAATCTTGACAAATTGTATCCCCATCAATAAAAATAATTTTTTCATACGGCAACTGTGGTAAAAGCAACTTTAAATAAGCCGCGTTTGATATTCTATCCCCAATCCCCCTATTTCTATGTTGTCCACCCAAATCAAACACAAAGTACTCATCTGCCCCAGAAACCTCTATTAGTTTTTCGCTCACCACAACAATCTTTGCTTTTTGGTTGTGTTTTTTAACGGTTTTAATTGACAACTCTGCATATTTTTTATAGTTATTATCTATACAATACACGATTATCATAAATCCCTCTCTATCAGTTGTTTTAGTTGCTCGTTGTATTTCTTGGAATATCTGTCTAGTTTCTCACACATTTCAACTGGGAAGTATTTACCGGGGAACCTCTTGTTCAGACCAGCCTGAATAACCTTAGCACTATTCATCCTAAATGCCGTCTTGTCCTTCGTGGCTTCGCCTGGGTGCCTGCGGTAGTTCACCATTACCTTTTCTATCAAGTGGTAGTGTCTGTCCTTATGCTTTGACCAGAACCAGAAGTCAGCAGCACAGTCGAAAGGTGCATCAAACTCCCCAAATCGCTCCCGTCTAAACATAGCCGTTGGTTGTTTAATCGGTTGATAGAAATACAACTGTTTGGAAATCTCTGCGTCTGATATGCTAAATGCTTCCAGCTTTTCCTTCTCTCCGAACCATTTAAGCCACCCAAACACACAATCAACCTCTGGGTGTTCGTCCAAGTATCTCTTTTCTACCTCTAGCTTATCTGGCTCCCATATATCATCGTGGTCGCAGAAGCAGACATATTCACCCTTTGCTTGTTTGAGCAAGAAGTCGTATGCTTTTGCATAACCCTTATGGCCCTCAATAAACCATTTAATCCTTTTATCTTTGTATGTATCAAGAAAGATTCTAAGTCGTCCATCTTCCCTTGCATCCCCGTTATCAAGATATACCAGCAATTCCCAATGTGTTTCTGTTTGATTTATAATAGAATCAATCTGTTCCTTCAAATAATCCAAATTTGATTTATAGCAAGACATTATAATACTAATCATTTCTTTATCCTTTCAAAGAACACCCTACCATCGGTTAAGGGGCTGTGTATAAACCAGCTTGTGTTGTACCAACAGGAACCCTTACCATTATAATCAACTCGATTGTCTAACACAACTACACCAATTCCACCTTCTTTCCACATCTCTCCACGCTTTTGTCCTTCCAGCGCCGTTAATGGCAACAATAGAGCAAATGGAACCTTCTTTTCATAGCATCGTTTTATAATTTTGTCTTTGATAGAAAATGGTGGATTTGTAATTATCATATCGTAAGCAAAAGGAAGTTCAAAGTTTAAGAAGTCACATCCATCGTCAATATGTGACGTATGAACCTCAAAGCCACAAGCAGCCAATATCTTGGCAATCTTACTGTCTTCTGTATCGCAGGGACACCAAATTGTTTTTACATCACTCGGTATGTATTTTAACATTGGTATAATAGCATAATCTGGCGTATATAACTCGTCAAACACTTTATGATTCTTTAATGCTTCTTTCATCTTTCGTATTTACTCCTTTCAGGATAGTGTTGTTTTAACCAACCAAGTGTGTTGCACTCAAATACCCAATCAGAAACACTAAAACAATCGGCGTCACCAATTCTCCACTCAACACAATCAGTTGATAACCTCAGTTTTATGTCTTTTCGATACGGCTGGTCCTTTACAAACATGTTTGCATAGGTACTTCTAACTGCCATTGCTGGTGCTGTGTACTTAATTTTGTCAAATATTTTGTCTAATTCTAGGAATTTTTCCCTATTATAGACACATGGGATGTGCAATTCGTGGTCTAAATAGGGAAAATGGTGTTCTTCAAGCCAAGTTCTAGCATTTTGAAGAGATTTTTGGTAGGTTGTGGAGCCTTCTTTGCTTTCAGACAGTGTTCCACGATAAAAAAATGGGTAATTTTCTAATTTTGTAGGCTTTGTAAAGAAAATATCGTCATACATTAGCACAAAATCGTCAGAAATGTCGGTGTTTTTGATGGTCTGGCTAACTTTCCACCAATGATTGACCATTGGACAACCAATATCTTTCTCTTGTGTGAATATTACCTTACTCTTGTCAACAAATCGTGGGCATTCGCCAGTAATAAACACCCGACCAACATCAGAACAGCATTTTTCTAATGACCGAAGCGAATACATCATCTCTTGGTCGTAGTTTCTACTTTGGACCCCCTTGATATATAACACGTCAATCATAGTAAATTCATTTGTCCTATCTGTTGTTTCTTTCCAATAACAAAATCACATATAAAGTTCCTTGCGTAATCTGGGCTAATCATTGACCGTTCTTCTGAACAAAGACCTGCTTCAGAGCCCCCTCTTGCAGACATTATTGTTTTTTGTTTTTTGTCATACTGTATTGTATGCAAATGAGTTGGTTCGCAATTAAAATAAAAATACGCAGTAGGTTTTTTAAAATAATCTCCGCGCTCCATTCTGTTCATATCAACAATATCTGGAGCTTTTATAAAATTAGCCTTCAAGTATGTTTGTTCACTCCAAGGATTTTCGACTATCAGACGTATTCCTTTTTTTAGACACACCCCACAAAACTTTATAAGCCTATCATAAAATTCTTTTCTGCTATCTGAACGTTTTAAAATTTCTTTTATTTTTTCTTCATCACTTAAGCAACGATAATTAACGCAGTTAAGGTAAAAAGACATTTGTGAAGTTGCACAAAAATAAATACAAGGATAAAAAGCAATTATTAAATCATCTTTACTTATTTTGTCAAACAAACTAGGTTTTCCATCATAAGCATTATCAATTTCAGAAAAAAGGTCATTGTCAAAGTCTGTTTCCCCAAAATTGTTTTGAATGTCATAATCATAGGCATCATATCCGAGCTTTTTAAACTCGTTTTTAAACGTTCCACTTTGTTCAAAGAATAAATGTATTTTGCCTTTAATTTCCATTCTGTTCCTTCAGTTGCCTTGGTACATATCTCTCGTAAAATGGGTAACCCTCCTCAAGATTAATTTCCCACTTCTTCCCTCGAACGTAGATAAATCTTGAACCTTGCCCATGAATAAATAGCAAGTCTGCAGGGATAAAATCAATATCTATAAATAAATCTGGTATTTCTTCCACTAACAATGTCATTGTTATCCCTTTCGTTGACTCACTATACCACATTTTGGCATAAATGTCAAGTAAAAATTTTTCTTGACATTTAATTTTTTTTATGGTATATGTGAAATTGTCTTATGGGGAGGTACTTCCATTTGACATTGATTAACAAAAATGGTATAACAACCGTGCTAAAGTGAAGTGGAGAAAGTCATGAGTGAACTAGAGCATATATCAGAACCAGCAAAACGTATTTTGTACAAGATAGCGATGAGACGCGTTGGGCGTACATTGCAAGCCTTGGACATTGCTGGTTGCGATGAAACACTAAAATCTGCCGTTAAAAAGCAATTTTGGGAATTTAAAAACGAAGTAGAAAGTCAAGTCTTAGGAAGTGGAGAAACAAACGATGCAGTACAAGACGTCAACTAAACTCATAATTGATAAGAGAAAACTCGATACCCTAATCCGTCTGGGCTGTCCTGATGAGAAAATTTTAGAAGTTATTAAAACAGGCAACTTTTCAAGAACTGGGGACTCTTTAATGGATGAAACACTTGAGTCTTTGGTAGACAGAAAAGATTTTAGTAACTGGGGTGGAAATCATAATCCAACTGGTAGGAATCAGTGGACAAAAAACAATGAAAGTGGTCAACTTGGTGGTCAACTTGGTGGTCAAGTTGTCCAGCAAGATGGTGGTCAACTTGGTGGTCAACTTGGTGGTCAACTTGGTGGTCAACTTGGTGGTCAAGTTGTAGATAAAGATAAAGATATATTAGGAGATAGGGGGTGCAGGGGGAAAGAGGACAAAAGTCTAAGCTCTCCTAGAGCCTTCAAACCAGAGTATATCAAAATGTTTAAATAAAAGGAGGAACTATGTTTGAAAATTATCAACATCAAGATATGGAACAATGGATTATTGGTTATTTTGCCAACAACAACGATAAGATTAACGACTATCCTCAACTGCAACCAGAGCACTTTCTTTGGGAAGAACATCAAAAGATTTTCAAAAAGATGCAAAAATGCAATGAAAAGGCTATTCCGTTTATGCCGAGTAATCTTGGCATCAAGAAAAAGGAAGACATAGAATATTTGGCCGGATGTGCTTCTGCATCGGCAATGGTTGTTAACGTAAAGCCAATGATTGAAAAGCTCATAACGGACTCCGAAAAATACAACGCTCTTATGGACACAAACCAGCTTATAACAGAAGCGCAAGAAAACGATGACTTGGATGTGTTTGAGAGAATATCTAAGATTTCAACCAATCGGTTTTCTGAACATATGCCAACATCCACAGAGGAAATGATGAATGAACTTTACGACAAAATGGATGGAAAGCTGGTTGGTATATCAACCGGAATAGATGGTCTTGATGAAAATATGAACTCTTTCCAAAAAGGCAGACTCTACATTGTTGGCGCTCGGTCTGGTATGGGTAAGTCTGCGTTTATGTGTTCTTGCACAGAACAGATAGAGAAAACCAAGAAGGTTGGCATTGTGTCTCTGGAAATGTTGGACAAAGAGCTCCTTCAGCGCATTGCCTGTGTTCGTGGCAAAATCCCTCATTGGAAGATTGAAAAGGGAAAATGCACCGAACAGGAAGCTGATGCCTACCATGAGCAGTTGTTGACAATTAAGAATGTGTTTATTAATGACCAAGGAGGCATGACAAGGGCTGGAGTTATCACAGCAATTCGTCAGTTGGTTAAAAAACAAGGGTGTGATATTGTGTTTGTTGACCATATCGGATTAATTCACGTTGAAGGCAAAAGCAACCTTGCTCATGAGATTGGAGAGAATACGGCCGCTCTTAAAGCTTTGGCTAAGGAGCTGGATATTCCTATTGTCGGCCTTTGCCAAATCAATCGTTCTGTTGAGGAAGGCCAAGACAAAAAGCCTCGGTTGTCTCATCTGCGTGATTCTGGTCGTATTGAAGAGGATGCAGACTGTGTGATTTTAATCTATCGTCCATCCTACTACAACAGCAATAACAAAAACCTCCCCAAACAGGAAAGTTGTACGTACGTCATAGCTAAATGCCGTAATGGTAGAGTATGTGACGTTGATGGAATTTTCGAGGGAGACTATATGAAGTTCTCGTAACCGATATTTGACATTGCTACCTTTCTGTGGTAATCTTGCTATGGAAAGGTAGAATTTTATGGTTTTTGTAAGAGTAACACCAAACAAGAAGAAAGAAACACCAGCGCAGGTTCCTACGTTAGAGAACCCAGATGGTTTTGACCAAATTGAGTATTACGACCCGTCTAAGCCAAAGGAAGTGTCTTCTACTGGCAAAGAGCGTCTTTATGACGAGAAGACTGGTGACCCCCTGCCGTTTACAACAAACGATTTAACGGAGGTTGTTTTCCAACGCATCATTAAGGAAATAAAGTCTGGCACCTCTCCGTACCAAGCCTGCATCAACAAAAAGGTTCCTCCTGACATTTTCTTCAGGGAATGCAAGCGTAAGAAGGAGTGGGCTGATGAGTTGACAGAAGCTCGTGAGGTGTTCTCTGAAAGTAAGGTTGCTCAACTTGAGCAACTTGCTGGTCAACTGAAACGCAAAACGATTGAGCCGGGAATTTATGAAAAGCTAACCAAAACGATTATTTGGATGGTTGAACGCTTATTCCCCTCTTTGTATGGAAACCAAGCAAAGGTGGAGTTTACAACAACCCATACGGTAGAGATTGACCAAAATAGACTAAAAGAGCTAAACGATATGCTTCGGGCTAGCCAAAAGGTGATAGAGGTAGAATATCAGGAGGAAAAATGAACAAGGATATTGTACAGCAATTTATGGCCGCACCAGAACTTGCTCATCAAATTCTTGGCTCTTCGCTTGAGCAGTTTATAACATTTTTCCATTGGTATATCTATCATCAAGATTTTATATTCATGCCGTTTCACCGGTTGATTGTTCACAAGTTAGAGGATATAGCCTTCGGTCGCAATAAGAAACGCAACCTGATGATTAATATCCCTCCTCGGTTTGGAAAGTCCGCCATTATGAAGTACTTTTGTGCTTGGTCGTTTATGATTAACCCACAAAGTAACTGTATATACACATCATACTCTGATGACCTTGTTTCTAACTTTTCAAAAGATATTCGTGCTATTATTGAGAGCCCAGCCTTTAAAACTTTCACAGGTGTTAAGTTAGATAGGTCTAAAACGGGTGCTGATTATTGGGCGACAGAACAGGGTGGTGGTTTCCGTGCCGCGCCTTTGGGTGGTTCTCTTACGGGCTTTGGCTTTGGCGTGTCTGGAGAGGAGTTTGGTTCGGCGTGTTTGATTGACGACCCATTAAAAGCATCTAATGTAAAGTCACAGGCAGAAATGCAAAACTGCATTGATTACTACCTTAACACCTTAAAATCTCGTGCAAACAACCAAGCTAAGAGCCCGATGATTTGTATTATGCAGAGGCTAGCTCTTGAAGACCTAGCTGGGTTTATTATGGAAAATGAAGAAGATGATTGGGATATAGTAAAACTGCCAGCATTAGACGAATCGACGGGTAGGGCGTTGTGGCCGGAGAAATTTTCGGCTGAAGACCTTTTGAAGCTAAAAACTCTTTCCCCGTTTGTTTATTATGGGCAATACCAGCAAGAGCCGATTGTTGTCGGCGGTTCCGTCATCAAGAGCGAATGGTTTAGATATTTTAACCCGAAAGAGCATTATGACTATCAGTTCTCGTTTATTACGTCCGATACAGCACAGAAGAAGGGAGAAGCCAACGACTTTACCGTTATGTGCTTGTGGGGTAAAACGTTTGACGAGCATCTGCATTTGTTGGACATGGTTCGTGGAAAGTTTGACGCCGCCGAGCTAAAGGAACAGGTCAAACTGTTTTGGGATAAATGCAAGGGCTGGAATAAGGACTGTCCTCCTTACGGATTTTACATCGAAGACAAGTCTTCTGGTATTGGTGTTATCCAAGAATTAACCAAGACGGAACCGATTCCTATTGTGCCAATTACTCGTGCCAGACACAAGAATGACGAAGGGAACTGGGTTGCTATGGATAAGTTTTCTAGGTGTATGACGGCAGTCCCATATATAGCAAATGGGTGGGTCTATTTGCCAAACGATGAAAAAAATGCTATAAGTGATATAGTGCTCGCAGAAACAGCGGCATTTAAGGCAGATTTAACACACAAACACGATGACGTGTGTGATAATTTGTTCGATGCTATTGATATTGCGTTTGGCGAAGCGGGTATGAGCTCTATTTTTATTTGAGGAAGTTGGAATGGCTACAAAAAAGAATAGTAAAAAACAAAACAGTTTAGCAGATTTTGCTGGTGGTGCCCAAACATGGGGTCTTGCCCCTTTTAACCCATTGGCACCACAGAACTCGAGATTAGATACAGTATTTATCAACACTCGGTGGAACCTTATTTCAAACTACCGTTCTGTGTTGAGTGAAGCTTATGCCGAGTATGGAATTGTACAAACACTTGTTGAACAACCCGTTGCAGACGCTTTTAGTCGTGGATTTGATGTTGATACTGAAGAATTGTCACCAGACCAGAAAAAGGAATTGCAGACCTATTTGGAGCGTAATCAAATTATTCAAACAATCCAAAAGGCAATCGGATGGTCGCGTCTATTTGGGGGTGGTGGTGTAGTCATTGTGACCGACCAAAAACCAGATACACCACTTGATATATCCAAAATTAACGAAAACACCCCCCTTTCTTTTGTGGACGCAGATATGTGGGAGCTTTACAAAGATACCACAAACGTATGGAACCCATCTCTGGATTCTAACGAAGACAAGAAGTTTAATTATTACGGGATTCAGTTGCACCGCTCCCGTGTGTTGCCAATTATGGGGAAAGAGGCTCCTTCCTTTATTCGCCCTCGGTTGCGTGGTTGGGGCATGAGCGAACTCGAGCGTGTTGTTCGTTCGATTAACTCTTACCTTAAAAACCAAGACCTCATCTTTGAGTTGTTGGACGAAGCAAAGATTGACGTTTATCAACTCAATGGGTTTAACCGTGCCATGTTAACACCACAGGGTTCTCGAGGAGCTGAAGAGCGCGTTCGGATTTCCAACACACTGAAGTCTTACTTGAACGCTTTGGTTTTAGACGTTACAGATAAATACGAACAGAAACAGTTATCCTTTAATGGTTTGAGCGATATTTTGAATCAAATCCGTCAAGGTGTTGCGGCCGACCTTAAGATGCCAATGACAAAATTGTTTGGTGTGAGTGCGGCAGGATTTAACTCTGGCGAAGACGACATTGAAAACTACAATGCTATGATTGAAAGCGAAATTCGCAGCAAGGTTAAATACATTGTGGTTGAGGTGTTGGAAATCTGTTGCCAGAAGTTGTTTGGTTTTGTTCCAAAGAACCTCAACATTACGTTTAAGTCTTTGCGTATTCTTTCTGCAGAGCAAGAAGAGAATATGAAGAACAGTCAATTCAATCGCTTAATTCAAGCATATACAAACGGAATGATTAGCTTGGGTGATGCTTTGGTTGGTTGCAATAGTGCGAACCTTTTGCCGGTCCAGCTGACACAACAACAAATTACAGCATATAGTGCTCATGGGTTCAACCATGTTGGGTTAGAAAAAGACAAAGGCGGGAAAGGGTTGTTCGGACGTTTCTTTGGTGGTGGAGAAAAGAAAGAGGAAGGCGGCATGCAATTCCCTAACAAACCAGATAAAGGGAACCTTCCCAGTGAACAAGGAAAGGTAAAAGAGGTTGACGTGACAAGCAATAAATTTACACGTCCAGACCGTGAGCGTAAACCACTTCCTGAAGAAACTTACCCATATAAAGGCAAGCGCAAGTCCAGATACATTGAGGTGTAGGTTGATACCATTATTTGACACACAATCAAAAATTGTTTATGCTATTAGAAAATGAGGTGGCATAGTATGCTTAAAAACGAGAAACAGTTGCCTAAAAGATATTTTGCTCGACACATTAAGGAAGGGCTTGTCCATTATTTAGAAAATGGAAAGGACGTTCTTTATTTGGTCAAGAATGACGCTCTTCAAAAGATGAACAAGAGTTTTGAGGGCAAGCCAGTATATGTCCGTCATGTGGACAGTATTGACATGGATAAATTAAGAGAGACGGCAGACGGTTACGTTGTCAAGAGTTTTTATAACGAGTTTGACGGTGCTTGGTGGACAGAGCTGATGGTTGTCAGCGATAAAGGACACGAAGCCGTTAAAAAGGGTTGGGCTGTGAGTAATTGCTACTCCCCGACCGAATATGGGAGCGGTGGTGTTTATCACGACATTGATTACCAAAAAGAGGTAAGAAATGGAGAGTATGAACATCTTGCTATCGTTCCTAATCCTCGGTATGAGGAGGCTGTGATTATGACCCCAGAGGATTTTCAAAAATACAATGAGGGCAAACAGCAAGAAATTAAACAACTTAAAAATAGCAAGGAGAATGAAATGCTGACACAAGAAGATATGGAAGCCGTGGTCGCAAAAGTAATGAACTCTTTGTCTGAACCTATTGCTGTGGCTGTTAAAGAAGCCATGAAAGCAAAGGCAGAAGAGGACAAAAAGAACGCTGCTGATGAAGACCGCCGTAATCTCATTAACTCCATTGGCGAACTTTCTGCAAAAGCAGAGGGCGAATTTGCCGAAGGGTTAGACGAGAAAGTTCGTTCTATCGTTGAAATGGCTAGCAAACTCGGTAATTCCGAAGATAAAGAAGAAGCCAAAGAAAACGAATGTGGCGAAGAAGAAAAGAAAGAGAATGAAGCCGAAGAAGAGGGCAAAAAAGAAGAGTCCGATGATAAGGCTAACGAGTCCGACAAGCCTGAGGACGAAGTGAAGGAGAATGAATCCGAAGCTGACGCCGAAGACAAGAAGGAAGACGCCTGCAAAAATGCAGACGAAGAGGAGAAAGAGCCAGAAGAGAAAAAAGAAAACTCCAAAGGTTTTTTCTCATTGTTAAAAAACGCAAAAGCCAAATCGCAAGATGGTTCTGTCACAAAAACAATGGCAGCGGGTCTGGCGTTGGGTAAGAAGCGTTATGGTTCTAAATAAGGAGAGTAAATATGGAAACCAAATTATCATATCAAATGAATGTGTTTGCTCCGACAGAAGAAGTTAAAGGCCGGCGCGTGTTGCCCGCCAATACCGATTCTATTTCCGGTATTGTGGACGCTAGCCAAGCTGACGCTTTATTGCCTGGAGACCCAGTGAAAATTGTTGCCACAACAGAAGGTTTGCCACACCTCGCTAAAGCTGGTGTTGGTGACGTCATTGCTGGATTCGTGGAATGGAACGTTATTCGTCCATCCTATCCTGCTGGCAAAATTTGCCAAATCAGCATGACTGGCAACGTGATGTACATGGAAGCTGCTGGAGCTGTTGAAGCTGGCGCTTTGGTCAACGTCTCTGACTTGTCCAACGTGTTGGTCGCCGCTGCTTCAGGTGCTGGCTCAAAGATTGGCTTGGCTTTGGAAGCCGCCACTGCTGCTGGTCAGTTAATCCGTGTTAAGATTGGTGAACCTGTTGCTTATGCAGCTAATTCGTAAGGAGTAATTAAAATGACAGATAAAATCTTAAACAGCTTAGGCGAAGAAAAAGACGTTGCGTCTTTCTTCAAAAATGACGAAGAGTTTGCAAAAGCTCAACGTATGGAAAATGCTGTGTCCGAACAAATGGGTTATCAAGTTCCATTAACGACCTTGACAGCCATCATTCGTGGCGT